AAAACTCGATCGTCGGAGTTGTGATACCGCTCACCGGCGGAAACATCGGGCTGGGCGGTATCACCATCCGTATGACAACCAGCCGTACCGTGCACGACGTTGCGGCCGACGGCACCGTAATGCCCAGCTACGTTGCTGGCGCCAACGGCGAGGTGGACATTGAGGTGCAGGAGACTTCTATCTTGCACAAGGCGTTGCTCACTCTCTATAACGCCTTAGTGCTGCAAGCCGACCTGGACGACATCCTCGGCTGGGCAGCAACCAGCATCAGCTTTGCTTTGCTGATTGACGGCTCCGTGCATACGCTGACGGGCGTCAGCTTTGATAAGATCCCAGACAAGCCCTACCAGGCGGCCGGGCAGAAGATGACTTGGAAACTCTTGGCGGCGAACATTTCCTCGGTGTAAGGAGGCTCTCATGGGGGCTATCGGTTCTACACTCGGTGCCGTATTCGCCAGTCACACCGGGGCGACGTATTCGTTTAAGGCACTGACCGGCGTGTTGCGTAACCAGGTCCTGGGTGTCACAATTCCCTTCACGGGGAAGAACCTAGGACTGGGCGGCATCACCATACGCATGGCGGTGCCGCGTACTGTGCATGAGACGGGCGTAGACGGTGCTGTCATACCACTGTACATAGCGGGCGACAATGGCGAGGTAGAGATTGAGGTGCAGCAGTCTAGCGCTTTGAATACTAGTCTGCTGTCCCTCTACAATCGCCTGCTGATGGCCGCGCAGGGCGGAGACTACACCGGGTGGGCCGCTACTAGCATCATGTTCAATTTTCTATCGGACGGTAGTCTGCACTTGCTATCCGGCCTCAGTTTTGAGAAGTTTCCAGACAAGCCGTACGCAGCTGCCGGGCAGAGCGTCAAATGGCGGTTAATCGCAGCAAACATTTTCAACGGATAGGGCACCAAGGAGGCCCTCCACGCATGGCACAACCACGCACAAAGCAGGTAGATCTTAAAGGCCGTAAGTTTGAATTGCGGCGTCTTTCGCCCGAAGTGGGCACGTTCATTCTCATGCGCATGATGGGCGTTCAAATGCGTAGTGAGGCGGCACAGGAAGAGCGCGCGCCTGCAAAGCCCGTCGCCGCCACTGAGCCCGCCGCGAAGCCGCCCGTGATCGACGGTGAGGCGCGTGTACGAGCGCTCAGCTTTATTGTGTTCTCCGGCGCCATCAGCTTTGAAGATTTCAAGTTCATTCAGAGCGCTTGCATGCACTGTGTCTCGATTGTGAAAGTGGCCGAGGGTGAGACCTTCCCCATGCCGATTATGAGCGACGCCGGCGAGTGGACAAAGGACGGGCAGGCTGTAGTGGACGACGTGCAACTTCTGATGAACCTTACTACGGAAGTGCTCGTGATTTGTTTTGCGGATTTTTTCGAACAGGGTTCCGCCGTCTAATAGAAGCGTCTTCGGCGGAGCAGGCTTTTGAGCCGATGTCGTTTCCGACGCTGAACCCTTTGCTCTGGCGCCCTGTTGCTGCTGGACTTTGGCGGCAGTATGAGTTATATGACGGAACCTATGATATTGGCGACTTGCTCGACGCCCTGGAATACTTGGATGTCAAGGAAGAGAATGAGCGGCGGCACCGCGCCAGTTTGAAGCAAGGAGGCACTGAGTGAGCGGAGTCATTGATGAGTATATGGTTCGCCTCGGTGCGAGCATCGATCAAAGTGGTCTCAATCGTTTCCACCAGGCGCTTAAGGAAGCTACGTCCGTATCCGAAGCTTCAGCGGCTTCAATCGCCGGGGCCTTCTTCAAAGCTCAGTCGGAAATCGTTGGCGGCTTCCTTGCAATCGGCACGGCGGCGCTAGGACTGGTCGATAAGGTTGCAATGGCTGACCAGAGCTACCGTCTTTTTGCCCTTCACATGTATATGTCAAAAGACGCCGCGCGTAGCCTAAAAGTAGCGATGGATGCACTCGGTGAACCCCTGGAGAATCTTACCTGGGACCCTGAGCTTCGCAAGCGCACCGCACAGTTGATTGCCGATCAACGGGCCATGGCGCCGGAAGGCGCTGGTACTGATTTTGAAAGTCAGATGCGTAAAGTTCGCGATATTCGCTTTGAGTTCACTCGCATGGAGGTCGAAGGCCAGTACCTTGCGATGAACGTAGTTGAGGGTTTCATGAAGGCCCTCGGAGTCGGGCCTGACGAACTGCTCGGCAAGCTGCAAAAGTTCAATGACTGGGTTACGCACAATCTACCAGAAATTTCAAGCAAGATCGTAACGCTATTCATGCCCGTGTGGAAGGACATGAAGGATGTATTTACTTCCGTCTGGACTGCGGTCAAAGCGACTGGCGTAGCCTTCACGGACTTTGTTGGCTTGATCTCAGGCGACCGCTCTATTGAAGGCGGTACGTTCAACCTTGAAAAGTTCGCCGCTGCCGTGGTGCATGTAGCGCATGGGTTCGCTGTATTTGCCGAGGCCGTTGCGAATATCGAGGAATTGCTGGCAGACTTTATAGGCGGACTAGCGGGCGACAACGCAGCCGCCGATGCTTTCTTCGGCCACTGGAAAGCCAAGACGGTCGGCCTTATACTGGGTGGCGCAGCCGGTGGAATTGCGGGCAGTTTCCTAGGGCCGTGGGGCACGGCCATGGGTGTTATGCTCGGTGCAGGTATCGGCGCCAATGTCGCAGACAAATTAGGCGGTCCTGCTCCAGCTTCTGCCGGCAATACGGGAAGCAATTCGGCGGCCATGCAGGCGGCGCAGACAGCGCAAGAAGTCAGTCGTGCAACTGGGATTCGCTCTGACTTAATTTGGTCACAGTGGGCGCACGAAACAGGTGGATTTACCCACATCGCAGCTGCAAATAATTTAGCCGGTATACGGCTACCTGGAACAACTACATATCAACAGTTTAGCTCGCCGGCTGAATTTGCGAAGCGTTACGCTGAAATCGCCGGTGAATCTAGATATGCAGGGCTTAGCGGTGCGCAAGATGCTGCGCAGTTTGCTCACATACTAAAGGCTGGCGGCTACTATGAAGGCCCTGAAAAGGATTATGCCGCTGGTATGGGACGATTCGATCGTATGTACACTACTGGTGGCGGGTCTTCAGTAGGGCAGCGTGGCGGTGTGCAGGTCGGCACCATGACTATCAACATCAATAAACCGTCGCCTTCTAACGATGAGGTTGCAGGCGTGGTCGTCAGTCGCTTACAGGATGTGCAAGGCAAGGCTGTGCAGCGTAACCTCAGTGAATTTCAAGACCTGAGTTACAGCTACTAACAGGAAGGAGGCTGACAAATGGGAAGCGTAGCAGTAGTACCCGCCGCGTGGCGGCCTCCGCAGTGGGCCCAGCCTCCAATGGTTCTCATCACGGTTCCGGCCGGTTACACCACCAACGCTCCAAATGGTACTCAGATAGCCGCCGTTTCTAACGGGGTCGCAACCCTCTCAACAACTGTGAATCCTCCATCATCCTACGTGTTCGACGCTGTAATTGCTGCGGAGCATGACCAGACGTTGACCAAGACGCGCCACCCAGTCCAGACCGGGTCGGACATAACGACAAATGCGTATTTAGAACCAGCAACCCTGGTTCTGTATGTGCTGATGTCGGACGCTGTAGCGGCTTATGTGGCTGGGTATCCTGGTGCTTCTTCTTACATACGGCAGTGGACCGGCAACCCTTCTAAGAGTATCTCAGCTTACCAGCAGATTCTGAATTTGCAAGCACTGCGACTACCGCTTAGCGTTACAACGCGCTTACGTTCCTACATCAACATGCTGATCACGAAGGTCTCACCGAAGGAAGACGCCTCAACCATCGGCGCCGCACGGTTTCGCCTCGAGATGGAGCAGGTCTATATGGCCGGCACACAGGTCAGCCCGATCAGTACACGAGCAAATGATACAAGCGCGACAGCTCTCGGCACCGTGAATAACGCGCCTGTTCCAACGACGGCACAATCACAGTTTGGCGTCAATGCGTTCGGGCCTGGCGGAAGTACGCCACCGCTGCCCCCAGACCTGGGTAATGGTTCTACACCTGTAGTAGAGAATGGTTGGTTTCCAGGCTATGAAAATCCTGATGGAACTTTCACTCCCCAGTATCCAAATTCCGTCACCTTAGTCAACGTACCGGGTGCGGGCGATTACTCTTCTAATGTAGTGACCCCTGCGGGCGCGGTTTTCAACGGTCCTGGTTCATACTACATTCCGGCGGTGCCGTAATGGCCGCTCAGCTAGTGCCACTTACACAAGCGCCGAACCAGTCTCTCACAGTGCAACTCACAGTAGACGGCAAGCCGCTTACGCTCAACCTGGTGCTTAGCTATTCGGCCATGGCTGGCTGGTGGCAGATGCAGGTGTCAGATGCCCAAAACAACCTGCTCATCGGGTCTGTCCCGCTAATAACAGGTTCCTACCCCGCTGCGAATGTCTTGGCGCAATATGGTTACCTTGCTATCGGAAGTGCGTACCTGCTCAATACAGGTAACAGTGTAAACGACTATCCCGGTGCAAATGACCTCACCAGCTTCAGTCTAGTCTGGGGAGATACAGCATGAGCGCGAGCGGCTATGGTACTGTAGACATTTCGCAGACACCGCTCTTTGGGCAGTCTTATGAACTTACTATTAAGTATGCTGGGCCCGACGGCCCTACCAGTGAAACTATCACCTGTGATAGATGGGAACCTGAGGCGCTCAAAATTACATTCGAGGTTCTGCAATCGAACCTCAGTTCACCTTGGTGGTACGCCGACATCACCATCTACAATCTAAACCTGGCTGCTATCAGCAATATCATTCTGAATGCTACATGGGCGACGCTGAAAGCGGGTTTTCAAACTGGGCCGCTGACCTCCTCTATTATTTGGGACGGGCCGATTCTGCAGTCCACGCTTACGCGCGAGGCTGTGGTGGACAAATGTGTTACACTGCACTGTGTAGCAAACCCGTTTGCCATGGATCAGATTGTTGCGTTCTCCATGGGACCGTTCTCTAGCCAAGCCCAGCTTGTCGCGAAGATGGCGTCTGAAATTAGCCTACCGCCTATCAACCAAGAGAATGGTACGCTCAGTCCTTATGCAGCGCAGGCTTTAGCCGCGAAGCAGTATCCGCGTGGTAACACTATTTTTGGTAAGACCGGCAAGTACCTGTCACAGATTAGTGACGATCAGTTCATGACTACATGGCGTAATGGCCAGCAGGCATACATCTCAGAGTTCAGCGCGCCAGATGCACCGCCAGCAACACCTGATTATTTCTACAGTCCGCCGTTTCCGCCTAACCAGACACCTGCCAATTTACCTGCTGGAACTACGCAGAGCATCATCGGCACCCCGCGACAAACAGCTTTCGGCGTCATCTTCACTGTGCTGCTCGACCCTAGGCTGCGCGTACAACTGCCTCCACAGGTAGTTCAACTATCAAATGTGCTCTTGTCGCAGTTGGCAATCCAAGTGAATAGTACAGTCGCATCGCCACTAACCGCGAACTTGACTTTCTTTGTTAGTCAGGTAAAGCACATCGGCGACAGTCGTGGAAACGATTGGTACACCGAAGTAACGGGTTTTGGCACAGCCTATGCTGCCAATCTGTTGAATGGCGTGTTTGCAGCTACGGCGGAGGGAGCTTAGTTATGTCAGCGTTGTCTCCGTCCCAGGTCAACACCGCCGCACCGGCCCAGTGGCGGCAGATAATTCGACAGGCGCTAGCCGACACGCGCTGCGCTACTACTTCATTTTTAGTTGAGGATATGGACGCCGTTCACCAGACAGTTACGGTGCAGATCGCAATCC